CTTTGCTATATTTGGTTGTGCTTTCTGTAAGCTGTTTTGTTCTCCCAATCCTCTATAGCTTTCTTTATACTTCCTTCCGCTAAAACCGAACAATGTAGTTTTATTGGTGGAAGTTCTAATAATTCTGCGATTTCTCTGTCTTTTACTTGTTTTGCCTCTTCTAAAGTTTTTCCTTTTAAAAATTCGACTAATGTAGTAGATGACGCAATTGCACTACCACACCCGTATACTTTGAACTTTACATCTGTTATGCGTTCGGTGTCTATATCAAGCTTAAGTTGCAATTTCATTACATCACCACAAGCAGGCGCTCCTACCATTCCAGTTGCTATGTCAGGGTCTTTAGGATTGAATCTTCCAACAGAGAATTTCTCTGGATTGCTCAATACTCCTTCAAACCTGTCTACTACTTGTTTACTATATGCCATTAGTCCATTAATCCTTCAATTAACTTAATACTTTCAATAGTATCTACTTGAATATCTTCCCATCTTCCAAATTCAACATCATAACATATTAGTTTTTCACTATTATTCATGTCTTGTTTCACACTGGTAGGAAGAATACTCTTATGTAATGTATATTCCCTTGTTTTTGTTTCGCCACTTCTTAAGCTAACAAAGGAGATAAGGACAATTCCTTTCTCCAAGAGGTCTCTAATTTTATTCCCATCTATCATAATCTTCTTCTAATTTTGTTATTCTTTCATCTATTTCTGCATACCCATCAAAACCTTCAATGCCGCACTTTGGGTGTGCCATTTTTTCTAGTGCTTCTAACCTTTTAATGATTTCTTCAATCTGCTTCTTTATCTCCTTCATTTGTTGTTACCTCGCGATAGTATACTACTACTTCTCCAAGTTGCTTAATGTATCTTTTTATCTCTTGCATATCTTCTGCCATTACTTTGTAATCTCCTATCGTTGTCGCAACAAAAAGGATTTCACCATTGTTTTGTTCTTTTACTTCATCAATAAATCTATCGTAGTATGTATACCCTTCTGGCCAGTCTGGATTTTCTCTATCCTCTAAGTTGCAAGTCTTAGGTCTTTTATCCTCTACTTTTTTACAAGGGTTTGCTATCCTTGCTTCAGATACTACCCACCATTGTGGAGCAACTAAATCTACTGGTCGTGGTAATGTAGGTTGTAATATTTCTACTTCTATTGGTTTGCTTACAATTTCTACTTCTTTTGTAGGAAGTAGAGAACAACCACTAGTCAGAGCTAGGATTGCCAATGTTGAATAATTTTTCAGTGTCATCTTCTATTCCCTCCATAACTTCCTCACTTGCATTGTTCATTCTAATTTCTATTAGGCCAGGCTTCTTTAGTGCAAGAACATCTAAATTGTGTCTGGAGAATATCTCTAAATATTCTGCTTTCTCTTGTTCTATCAAAGCGTTTTCTCTTGACATATTCATGAGTGCCTCACCCTGTTTTTCATACTGTTCTCGTATTGTTTCTATCGTTTGTTTTTGTTCTTCTACTGCATACTCTAATTTGATATTGTTTGCTTTTAGTGTTTGATTTTCACTATAAAGCCACCAACAACCTAATCCTAATACTACTAGTAGACCAGTCATAAATTGATTCATATTTCTTCTATCCTATAGTTAAGCCCTTCAGCTCCTCGTAATTCTACTACTTCTTTATTCTCAGTTAAGAACTTTAAATATTTCTCTTTCTTACTATAAAACTTACGAACAATAAACAACTGGTCGTCGCTATCACCATATGTAGAATTATAACTTACTGTTAGCTTATATCTAGTCCTGAACAGGCTTATCAGCCAGTTCCTCGCCTGTTTTAGCCATTTCTTTAATTTGTTCATCTGTTAACATTCCTAATGCTTCCTGTATGTATTCTTCAAGAGACATACCTCTCTCTGCTGCATGCTTTCCTGCAGCTGCTAGTAACTCGTTAGGGATTTTAAACTTCATACCATTCTTTACCAAGAAATAGCAAAGACTCAGCCTCTCGTCGTCTGATTAGTCCTTCTAATCTTTTACCACCTGCTTTGTTCCATCTTTTCATTTGTGCTGGAACTTCATCATAATTTCCAGCATTTAAAACTTTAAGCATGGTAGACGATTTTAGATTGGCAGGGCCAAGATTATATACCCATGATACTAGGGCGTCGAATTGATTTTGTGAAAGGGGTGCAGTTACAAAGTCGTTGATATAACTTTCATACTCATGTAGTTCTTCAACTAACATTTCCTCTGCATCTTCCTTTGTTATTTGCATGCCTGGTTCGACATCTTTTGTGTGTCCATAACCGATTGTCCATACACCAGCTGAACATTGATAGGCGTATAACTCACACCCTTCGAATTTTTTAATGAGGGATAAACCCTCTGCGCTTGTTTTCAATAGTTTCTCCTATGTTTCTTTTCTCGCTTGATTCTTTTCTTTTCGACTACTTCCAAGTCTACAAATCCTTCTTCTGTTAGTAGGTTTATCATAGCTTGTAAGTCTCCGACTTCTTCAGATAAGCACTTTCTTTCGTGCTTTCCACCATTATGCCTGTATACCTTAGAACAGGCTTGGGCAAATTCACTTGCCTCTTCCATAGCTACTATTAGTAGGTATGGGTCTATTTTACTCAAAATACTTTCTCCTAAAATAAGAGTGCCACAACTAAGTGGCACTCAAGTTATGACAAGACACTAGCCGAGTTTCGTCATTGTGTTTATTATAACACTTGCGACCATTGATACTAACGCTAAGTTAAGTATCGTCTCCATCGCTTTGTCTACTTCTCTGCTGTGCTCTGTCTGTAATAGTTTTTTAACTAATTCCACCGTTAATCTCCAAGATTTTCCTCTTGGAATCTGGAGTTCTAGACAGAGAGATTGTCAGTAATCCGTCTTGTAGGTTTACTTCATCTACTTGTAGTTCCGAATTTAGAATAAATCTTCGTTCAAAAGATTTTAAACTAAGTCCCTGATGGACAAATCGTTCGCCATCATCTAACTTGTGTTCCTTTTTTCCTTTAACATGAAGTTCTTCGCCGTCTGCGACAACTTCTAGTTCATCTTTACTCCAACCTGGCAAGGCAATTTCTATACGATAACTACCCTCACTTTCGATTATGTTATATCTAGGATATGCATGCTCTGTATAGCTTGGTAGCTGTGGCATATCCAATCCAAGCCAAAATTTACTTAAATCAATACTCATTTTAATTCTCCAATATTCCTTTCGGTAATAATTGTTTAGCCTTTCGGTCTAAACGGGTTAAGCGAATGTAAAACCTTTTCACATTCTTACTATTATTATACCAAAAATCATACCGAAAGTCAAGAACTATTTTTCATTTGGTTAGTCCTTGAAGTCAATGTGTCCTTGTTCTTTCATGTAATCTAGCGTAACTGAAATTCCCTCTCTCTTTCCTGCATACCAACTACCTGCGCATGCTATGACAAGGAAGATAAGATACGCGATATCGTTATCATTCATAATTTTTCTCCATTTGTAATATTATACCACGCTTGCTACCAAAAGTCAAGAACTTTTTATAACTATCTCAAAAATAGTTCTTGACAAATGGTTTAAAATTTAGTATAATATTATAAATGAAAAGATGGACTGACAAAGAGTATGCGTATCTAAAGGAGAACTACAATGTTTTGCCTATGCATATCATAGAAAGCCAACTAGAAAGAAGTGCAAGTTCAATTCGTGCTAAGATTCATTATCTTCGGCGACGAGGTTGGACATTTAATAGGAGAAAAGACTGCCAAGAATAGTAATAAAAAATATGTCATTTGAGAAAGCGTTACGAATTTTTCGTAAGAAGTGCGATAACGCTGGTATAAAAGATGATGTTCGCAAGAAAGAATACTATGAAAAGCCAAACGCAAAGAGAAGGCGTGTCAAGCAAGAAGCGATTAGACGCAAAGACAGGGCTAGAGCTAAGGAATTAGCCGAGATAGAGAGAAGATTGCGACAACAAAGATGGAGATAAATATTTCATTTTGCAACTACACATCAGAAAAATAAAATATTTTATCATCAATTCAAGGTTTTTGAATCCGCTTTTTCATACCCCACCAAAAAATTGTTCTTGATTTTTTGCTAAATTCGTGATATAATAATATCATAAAAAATGATAAGTTAGATTAAATTAGAGATTAACACTATTCACGCTACTCGCTAACATCGAAATTACATTTCAAGAGAGCTCTGTAGCCTAAAGCGAAAGAGCTTACCTTGTAATTGATGTTGTTTAGCGAGTGACTATGTTATAAATATAATCAACCAATCATATACCCAATGAAACAAGATATTCGCAATGAATACTCACAAATTGTTTCCAATTCCAAATTTTCCAACAAGTTGCTACAATTGCGTCCGATTTCAAGTATATTTTTTACCTATGTAATTGAATGACCATACATAAATTATCCTAAATTTGTACTCTAGCTATATTAATTTTTCGTAGGTTTACTACTAGCCGTAAGGACTAGCAAGGCTTTGCAACCCCGCTCAGTCCTCAGGTTGTGGAAAGCGTACATTTCTTACGCTTGTGGTGAAACGGAAGTTATCATCAAAAAGCGTGATAATCATTCCTAGTTCTTTGTGGTCTCTTGGCCCTTTCTCTATATAAAAGTATTTCCCAAATTTTTCAATGACAGCTTTAGTTTTGCTACTATTGGGAAGTAGCTCAACTATTCTGTCTTTCCATGCATTCACAACGCTTCCTCTAGTGTTGTCATCAAAATCTTCAAATCGGCTTTGGGAGATTTCTCTAACCCCGCTACTGATTCATAATTGATTTGCAAAAGAGTAGATATGTTCTGAACAATCTCTTTTTTGGTTATCGGGTCTTCGCCAGTCTTTGTCTTATAGACAGTTTTCTTATAAACTCCTTCTCGAGATAGTTTACCAATTATAGATTTTATACTTTTGTCTAAATCATCTGCTAATTGTTCAACTGTTTCTCTACTAGGATTATCTTGGTAGGCTTTTTTCATGAGTTCTACCTGCTCACTTGTGTAGTTCACACTCATACTATTTCTCCTAAATCTCCTGTAAAATCTATATCATCTTGATTTCGTTTCCATACTACTAATATGTCGTGTATCTCCATTGGCGTCATCAGCCATTCTTTAGATAACAACTTAATAGCAGCTGGCTCATTCATTTCTTGCAGTATTACTAAATCTTCATACTCCTCGATTATTTGGTCTTGTATTGCTTTACTTATTTTATTATGCACACGACTTCTCCCAAGCATCTACTAATGCTTCGCCTGTTAGTTTATTTTGTGTCATATAAACAATCGCTCCATTCTGTAGTTCTCTTTCTATTGTGCCATCATTGTATGTAATATCTATCACATTACCACTATCTGTGTCTTGTGGTCTAGTTTCATACCACATAGATTTTAAACTATGCACATGGATATGTTGAACGCCTTTAGCCCATTTCTCAGCTAGTAGTTCTTTGCGTTTATTTTCTATCATATCGCTATACTCAGTCATGCCTTACCCCAACTTTGCAATCTTCAAAGAAGTCATACACCATTTCATCTAAGACTTCTTGTGGCTCATATTCTTTACCATTCTTAGCCTCTTTCAAATCCCACCATGAAAACTCTGGGTGATGGGTATCCCAACCACTCCATTCTTCTAAAGTTTCGATAAGTTCACTTCCATCTGCTTCACAAATGTCATGATTAACTTCTCCTGTATCTTCATCAATCCAGCACTCCATAACTCCAACAAAGTTTCTAAACTCGTCCTCGTATGTCATCTTTGCAGTAGGCATACCACCTAACTCATCAAAAATATACTGTATAAAGTTTTCTAGGAAAGGCACAGGAGGACTCCACGCAGAATGACCACTCATTCCATATTCGCTCCAATCATCTACTTGTATCCACTTGGCTCCCATTTGTTCACAACCCCAGCTATACCAATCTTCCTCATTGTAAGGCACAGGGTATATAGGTAAGTTTTGCACTTCATAGGATAACCACTCCATTTCTCCATTTTTTGTTTTACACATTTCCCCTAGATTTTCTACTAAGGTAGTCTGGCCTGCGTCCAAACTCAAATCTATATTAAAATATACATGATTTGCCATAATTTATTCTCCTAATATCGGCCTGTTTCATAAATAATCCATACTACTGTGCCACCGACTACTGCAAGTGTATGAATACCGAACATATATAGAAACCATACTAAATCCAATAGAATTTGCACTATATATCTCCTTCTGCCCTGTTCTCGCTTCGAATAATCTCAAAGCCATTAGGGTAGCGTTTCTCTAATTTCTTAATGTTTTCCTCAATTATTTGGCTAGGTTGGTAGCCTAATGACATAACTCCCTGCGACCAATACCAAATGATGTCGCCTAATTCACGCATTAGGTGAAATTGGGTTGCTTTATCCAGCTCTTTTCCTTGAAAAACACATTTTTTCACTATCTCGGCAAACTCGCCTGTCTCACTTTGCATGCCAATAACGGCAGTAAGTAAGCGAGGCAAATTGGCCTCATGTTCTAATGACCATAGCCTATGCCCAAGCGCAGTCATATCTTTACTTTCTTCGCTTGTTGTATGGTCTACAAATTTTGCATAATCGTCAATCATCTTTTTCTCCTTCAACTTTTAGCAATTTTAATAATCTTTCCATGAGAACTTCGTATTCTTTCGTAAGCATGCCCAACTCAATGTTGAGTTGTTCAATCTGCTCTACTATTGTTGTCATGTCCTCATCACATAATTGCAAGAGGTCGCGTATTCGCGTAATCTCCTCTTGCCTATACTTCTGTCCTACACGCTCGTGCATTGTAGGAAAAGGTATGACATTATCGGGCAACATAGTTTTACTACTTTGGTCGCCAGGCTTTCCTTTATTACTCAAAATAGCCCCTCGAATATGTCATGTATAATGGCTAAGGCTACTGTGCCCATAAAGCACAGTCCCATGAAGCCAATGTATAAATCTAC